ATTTTTTCCTTCATGAGGGTTTAGTTTGGTTAAACTTTCATGGAGGAAAATTACCCTGAAGTCTACTTGGGGGAAAGGATTTAGAGGCTGGTAATCTCACACTTGAGCAAGTGTGCGAACTTTATCATGAAACAAATTCGAGCAATAGGCAGTATAAGCGGGTTATACTCAAACTTAATTATCATAAAATTCTAACTAAATAATTTGTAATATTACCATGAATAAAGAGATACAGGAAAAAGTCAATAACTCCGAAAAAGAGCTAAAGAATAGGATTCTAAAAATGTCAGAAGAAGAAAAACGTGAAATGAAGCAGGCTATAAGAGACCTTGTAATGAAGGTTACCCATAGCTCTGAGAAAGAGTCACCGTCCAAATAAACTTCATTGCCGCAGCTTTAAACCGCCTGCTATCTTACCATCCTTGAAGTTATCCTTAACCCAGTAGGGAGCTGACTTCAAACCTTCAATAGATTTTTTGTTCTTTGAAATATAGCTTGCGGCTTCATCCGGGATTGATTTAACAGAATTCCCCTCAAGAATGGCCGTTGCTGTTTCCTCATCTGCATCCATGTAGGCTAGATAGTCCTCTTCCGGCATAAGAATAGGAACTGCGTGACAGAAGCATCTCGGGTGCCAGCCCCGAAATACAAAATCTTTCGGGTAACGACCGGCCATGTAGTCGCAAATGTCCACTGCTGGGTGGCTGCCAGAAAGCCTCACTTCATACCCCACCACAAAGTCTAGCGTCTGCCACCGCTCATGGTCAGCAACCCGGTAGGCCATGTTGGTTTCAGTGGCAGCAAGCCTAACTGCGTTCTGGTGGGCCGACTTGTAAACCCCGGAGCCAGTAGTGTAGGTCTTCATGGGCTGGCTCGGGACCAGCTTACCGTTCTTATCCCTTACCCTTCGGTAAAGTGCATCTGGTTTTTTAAGAATTTGCCTTACATCCTGGGCTATTAGATTGGCACTCCTACCGGTTGCAATACCGCTCTCTAGGTAGTATCCCAGCTGCTCCTTGACTTGGTTAGTCGTATTCCACACGCGGCCAGAAAGGTCAAGCCCATCTACCTTTCTCCTCATAAAAGCTTCAAGCGCCTTTTCATTAACCCCAAAGAGCTTATCCTTCAGCTTGCCGCTGATGGCCATGCCCTTGATGTAGGACTTAACTAAATCATCGTTCTTGGCCTTAGACAGCGCAAACGCCCACTTCTGGCTGTTGTAAACAGTGCTTTCTAGGTTGCTTTGCAGCTTGACCAGCTCCTTGTCAATCTCTTTTTCAAGCTGTAGGTTCTTATCCCACCCACCATCCTTTAACTTGGTCAGCTTGCCAGCAATCGACCGCACAAACATGTTAAAGACGCTACCGATGGCGGCGTCTTGGGCAAACACTTTTTGCAGTAACTGCTTATCGTAGCTGGAAATCATTGGTAGTTGCTGTTACAAATGGGCCCTTAACACCTAGAGCCAAAAATTCGGATACTTCCAGCGCCTTTAATATCATATTCCTAGGTGAAATATTCAGCGACCACATCGCATGGATGGCCCCAAGTGCAAAATCAGCGCCACATCCAACGGCATCTATCCCGCTCAGATTTTCTGCTATTTGGAAATCATCCTCCACCTTGAAGAGCCTATTACGGTATCCAACCAAAAAATTGCCTCCTAACTCACTACCTTTTGACTTTCTTTCTAGGTATCCACCTTCATTAAAGCATTTACGCACCTCGTTAATGAAATCGGTGCACATATATTCATAAATATCTTTTGTAACAGCCGGTGGCTTGAAGGAATATCTAAGTAGCTGAAGCATCCGAAAGGAGGTAGTCCCTCCTATGATAAAATCCCCATTTCTAAATACCTTTTCATCTCTCCTAATAAATACATTGCTTCCATTAGATGATGCTGAATCACCACCAATAATTACGTTTCCGTTTTCTTTATCAACTATTCCTATAATGCAAGTCATACTAAATTAATTACATTAATGTCAAGATAGAAATCAGCCCAAATACTCATCGTATATACAACTCTTCCATTTGGTTTATCATGGTTAGGCACTAAATGATGCTTTTTAAAAGGGCTTTCAGTGAAGCAATCAGATAATGCCTTTATCATTTCTTCAACTGGTTTTGCATCTTAAACCCATGGCATCGCCATTATATCCATATCACTAGCCAAACTAGCATGCAATCCGAGAGCCCAACCGCAATCCATTGCAGCATTCATCAGGTCTGGCCAAATGGATGCATAAAAAGCAGCCTTCCCGTTATTTACAACATGTTCTCTACTCTTTGCCATGATTACATGTTAAGTGTCCCACTCAGCGCATTCTGGCTGGCCGTAAGTTCAGCCTTCGCCTCCTCATCCATTCGGCTAATCTCCTCGTCAGCATCCCCAACCAGCGGGTTGTTCTCAACCGCGGTCTTAACGGACATAATTGGTTTACCTGCAGCAGTGGTAAGTATTTCCACCTCCTCCTTGACGTTCTTTGGTAAATATGGTGTAAATACAGGCTCCATTTCAAGCGTTAAAACCTGCTGGGAAAGGGAAGTATCCACAACTGTTCCAAGAACGTTTTTAAGCAGGTTCAACCTTCGCTGAAACATCTCCCCAAATAGTTCTAGCTTGTTCTCCACCTTCAGGTGGGCATCCATGAACTTCAGCTTCAGGGCTATGCCGGACACATCCCCCATGCTCTTCATGTTCTCGAAGGAAATGTTGGGCGTTTGGGTTAGTCCATAGATGTGCTTTTCGAGCGTTTCCAGCTCTAACTTGATAGACTCGGGAGCATTGTCGTAGGAGAGGTAGGAGGCGTCGGCATCCTTTTCCATCTGCAATACCTTTCCCTGCTCCCCCTTGGATGCGAAGCCAAGCACCTTTCCCTTGACCTTGACCATCGGTGAGCCAAAGTAATCGTTGGTATCCGCTAGGTTGCTCATTTGAGTTTCATAGCGCTCAATGAGACCCTGCACGAGATACCACTCTGGAACTTCCTGGCTGTAGTAGACCACCGGTATTTTCTTGAAAGGGTTGGCATAACGTTTTTCCTCCACCCATCCACCATCACCCTTAACCAAGTTCACCACAAAATCGGCGGTATAAATATCGAACCGGGAAACCTTTTTACCGTTCTCCGTTACGATGTATTCCCGGCTAAAGGCGTCCATGTCACCATACTCGTCATAGTGGGGATAAAGCTTGTCTCCAAGTAATGGTGAAATCAACCTTACCCGCAGCCTAAACCTCCCACTTGTGGCAGCACCAACAGCCGATTTCAACTTAGCCCACAGGGAGGCCCAAAAGGAACTATCATCAACGAGATACCACAGCTCAGCAGCCTCGCACTCCGCGAATACCCTTCTGGCCAACTTCCGGTTGAAGAAGTCCAGCTTGTTATCATCCCAAGTCTTCTGAATCATTGCCGCCAGCTTCTTCTCTGGGTCATCAGCCGCATAGGCACGGAGCTTTACCGGAATACCTAAGAGAAATCCTACTGCCCTGTTTACAATGATTTGTTGGAACCCGAGAGGAGTTCGGTTGACCTCTTCCTGAACGGTATCGTATAGGAGTTCTCCTTTTTCATCCTTACGACCGTTTGGTCTCTTAACGTCCTTCTTAGGTCTGGTGGTTGTATCAAAAACTGCATGCTGCGATGGGTCGAGCTGCTTGGTAATATCCTCCTGTGAAACCTTCTGGTCAGCTTTGACCGCGAGCGTTTTGTAGATGTCAGCCGGTAGGAGTGTTAGCGTGTCCTTTATCATCTTGCCATTTTTGGGACAAGGTATTGAGGCTATAAAGGCATAGCATTAATTTAGTGGGTGGAGTTCGCACCTTTGAGGAAATGTGAGAAAAAAGTGGTTTTATCCAAACAAAAAAACTGTCCGAAGACAGTTTTTAATTCTATCCAACTCTCGTACCGCGACTAGGCACAGGATTAAAATCAATCGCTCCTAATCCATTTTTAATTTTATCCATCGTTATATTGACAAATGCCTCCGGATTAGGAACCTCAGATTTATTTACCAACCAATTTGTAATTGGTGTTCTACTACCAGTAGAAACTTTCGTAAAATAGATTCCATCTTTATCATGGTGAATTAAATCAACTTGCAACAGATTTACTACTTCACCAGACATTTCTTTTGGTGGAAACAATAAAAATTTATCCATAACAAACTATTTTTAGTTAAACATTCCACCAAATTACATGAATTATCCGAATATTCCACTCAAATCTTGCACCTCATCTACGCCGCTATCGTGAGGATAAAAGGTATTGGCCAGCGAATCAAAGTAGTCAATTGACCTACCTATCCGCTTTTTGATGTCCTCCTTTGGCTCAATAATAATGGAACCGTTACTCTGAAACTTCCACTTGATTTGGGTGGCCTCTTCAACAAATTCATCACAGGGAGGTAGGCATGGCTGCATGTTGTTCACAGGGTTGAGCCAATCACGAACAGCCCAGAATAGGTAAGCCCGCATATTGGCAAACCTATAAATTCCGGTTATATCAGTAAGGTCAGCGGCTCCCTCTGAGAACTTGCAAGAAAAGGCGTTTTTATAGCCTAACTCCTGAAGTCGGGAAAATACCCCTGCCCCTTCACCAATTGTATCAATAAAGGCCTTGTTTGATGGTGAGCGAAGGATAGTAGCCACCTCTCCGGCTGTTCGCATGTGGTCCGCCTCCCCAGCGGCACCCACAATGTCAAACTTCTCCACATAGTTCTCCAGCTTATGGCAAAAGATGGTATTGTCACGCCCCATCCCGGCCACGTCAACTCCAACCCTCCGGGCAATATCTTTCTTCCGGTAATCCTTCCACCGCTCCTGGGCCGCCACAATCCAGTCAAAGGGAATAAGTGTATCAGAGGAAACGCGCGGGAACATACCCCGAACCTTTACCCGGAATAGGTCGCTTGGTCGGTAATATACTCCCTCAAACTCAAAATCACCCTCTGTTTTACTGAAAGCACCTTTAGGAATTGGCATGCACCACGCCTCCACCTTATCCTTTACCCAATCATAGTCGACCTGTCCTGGGATTACAATTCTCTTTTCCTTCACGTTGGTGGATGTAAGGCTATCAAGCCTGAACTTCTTCCATCGTGGTGAAGTTTGCGACTTGGCCGCATAGCCGGTTGGGGAGTTAGGATTGAACACGAGCAAAATGCGTGAATTGCCCTGCAAGTTTCCCTCGATAGCGTTGAAGATTGTCTCCTCAATACCCGAAGCCTCCGTAATGATGAACATGGTGTTTGCCGCGTGAAATCCAGACCAAGCCTCGTGGTTATCCTTGCTTGCCTTAAAGCCAGTCAAAAACCACTCCTCGTTGTCGGTTCTGATGTCGTAGCCAACCAGCCGACCCGGTAATACCTTTGCTCGGTTATAGAGGCGGGAAACTTCAGGAAACATGATGTTCTTTACCTGCCTATCAGTTGGCGCCGTAAGAGCGACCTTCGTGTTTTCAATGAGCTCCCCATACTTGTTCCACTTGGGCGTGAGGTATAAAAAGCAAATAGCGACCACCGCCGCTACAAAGTCCTTCCCTCTCGCAGTACCTGAGCAAACGGACACCCTCGGATTACCCTGCACCGCTGCAACAATGGCCTGCTGCTCCTGGTCTAGGTTAACCCGTAAAACCTCACGGGCAAACTTGTTCCAGTCTGCTTGCCACGATTTGAATAGGTTTATGTATTGCTCATTAATCCGCACTTGTGGATGATTTCATCAATTCTTGGAAGAGGTTTGTCTCCACGTCAAACTTCTGCGGAGCGTTGATGCCAAATATTTTGCACCGCTGCTCGATGCACCACTTAATGCCATCAAGAAAGCGAGG